CGGCGATCGCCGCGCCTGCCGCACCTAAACCCCCGACCCACACCACAAAGCGCTGGAGCGCTAGCCCTACACGGGCCGCTGCCTGTAAATCCCCGTACAACTCAACGATCCCCCGGGTGCTCTCGGCGAGCTGAGTCACCGCGTCGGTGTTCGCCTGGGTGGCGGTGAGCAAGTTGCCCATCGCGCTCTGCTGTTCTTGCCTGTGGATCTCGAAGTCTGTGCGCAGATCGTCGAGTGTGTCGTCGGCGTGTCGCCGGTTTTGTTTGACGGAGTCATTCATGGCCGTGGGCCTCCCCTTGTTTGCATTTATTCCAGAACATCCACCCGAATGCACGGACGCCCGGGTACATGGACCAGGCCTTTAAACGTCCGACGCCAGCTGCCCGCATGTCCGTGTAGAACAACAGGTCCGCATCTTTGCGGGTGTATATGATGTGTTTCTTGCCTACCAGGGCGATGGCGGCCTCCTCGTGGAACGCCTGGTCGACGTCTAGGTGGCCTCCGCAGCGGTAGAGCCAGTCGTGCAACAAGGCCGAGAGCCTGTGCTTGCCGTTGACCTGGAAAAGAATGCGCAGAGGGCGCGGTATGCTTGCGAAATCTGTCTCGAATCCGACGGGGATGCGGATCACGACAAGCATCGCGGCCCACCCGTAAGCCATAACAGTCGCGACCCGGAATATGCCCGGATCTGTGTCGACTGAGAACGTCGGCTCCCGCAATATCACAACAGCTGCGCCGTCTTAATTACGGTTTTAAGCAGATGCTTGAGGCCGATCACAGCGTCCTCGCTGACGACCCCCTCCCGTTGTCTCTGCTGCAGTCTGGATTCGATTGCGCCGAGTATGCCCTTGATGAGAGCCTGGTCGCTGTCGTCCACCTGGGTCCAGTCGATGTGCGTGTCGATCACGGACATGATGGCCGCCGTCGAGACGTCCGCATCGGCGTCCAGGACCTTGTCCACTTTCTTGGCAACCTCTGCCACTCGGATCGCTCGCTGGCCTTTCTCCGCTGCCGTGTCGGCTGCGTCCACGTACTTGAACACGGCCTGGCGAACTGCCGCGTCGACGATCACGTCCTGGTTGTCCTTGAGTACATCGCCAAGTCGTTCCAGGTGCGAGCACCCGAACGCACCCAGGGCGAACAGTATCAACAGGAACATGGAGAGCAGTCGGTTTTTAAAGTTTACAGGGATCATGTGGGGCCTCTTTTAGTTTAGTTATTTTCTGCAGTATAGCGTCCAGGGTTATCCTAGCAAGTGCGGCGAACCGGTTGACAGTACGAACGAGCCGCGCCACAGTCTCAACTGACTGCTGCTGTCGAAGTACACGAAGTCCGTCCCGTTCACCGCTGCCACCGTAGCGCCGCCCCCTCCTACGGGTCCTGCGACCACTGGACCGTTCTGCGTCCACCCGCCCGCCCCTGCTGACCGCAGGATGCGGAAGTCTTGACTTGTGGCGTCGTAGTACACAATATCGGTGAGGTTGAGCACCGCTGCTGTGATCGAGTTGGTGCCCGCCACTGCAGGCAGCACGAATCCCGCCCCCACTGCCGTCCACCCGCCTGTTGAGAGGTCCGCCTTGTACCGGCGCATCTCCCCGTTGCTTATGTCACTGAACGCGACGTCGGTACTCGACAGGGATGTCAGGGCCAAGCGAGCGCCGGTTCCTGCGATAGCTGTGCCCGAGCCGCCCACTAAAGTCGTGACGCCCGTGCCCAGCACTACGGTGTACAGCCGCAGCTCCTGGTTGCCTGCGTCGAACATGGCGAACGATGTCTCGCTCAAGGACGCCAGCGCGGGGGCCTCGCCCACACCATAACCGGCGACCGCGTTGCCTACGCCAACGAGCGCGAAGTCTGTGCCGTCAAAGGAGTACACGCGCAGCTCCTGGTTGTTTGAGTCGAGCATGACGACCGTGGACTCATTCATGGCGCAGATAGCGACCCGAGTACCCCCCACGCTTGCGATGCTCAGGGAGTTACCCACCTGCGTGATGGTGTCCGTGCTGTAGTCGATGTCGAACGCTGTCAGGGTGTCGGTGCTGTTAGCTCTGAGTACCGCCAAACGGGTGGACGACATGGCCGCGACTGCGTTGGAAGCTGCAGCGGTAGGCCCCGTGTCCGTGAACTCCTCAGTGAGGCCGGTCCATGTCGGTCGCAGTGCAACCTGGCTTATAAGCGGGACGCTAAACTCCAGCGCGAAGTTCGTGCCGTCGTATATGAGCGTCACCTGTCCGTCGATCATACCGGGCAGCACGTCCTCGCTGCCTCCGTACTCCTGGACGATGTTCTGCGCACCTAGTCCGTCGACGTCGACGGTGGCGCTGGAGCCGTTCACGTTGCCCGGTACGAATCGCACGCGCATCCCGGCAAAGTATCCAGGGGGAGCAACACGTGCCCCGCCGGTGGACAGGACGTACGCGCTGGACGTGCCGCTGTCCGTGTAGAAGTCACCGCCGGCCGCATAGTACGCGACGGCTTTGTGCGACTGCTGTCTGTCGGCGTCGTCCAGGATCTGCCCGGAGCCCTCGATCAGGTTGTTGTTCTCAAGTTTAAACCCGTTCAGGTCGACGTCCTCGCACTGTGGTGGGTTGTTGTTTGTCCAGTTCTTTACTGTGGCCGCCATTGCTATGCGCTCCTAAAAATGAATTGAGTGTCTGCTTGTTTTTGTTTTTCCAGCAAGCAGGTGAGGATCACCTCGCCAATGTCCAGCGAGAACGGGACATCGTACGGCGGCACAAAGCTCGCCAGGTCGTCGCCCTCCACGACTGCCAAGTACCTCGACTCCACAGGGGAGAACCCGAGGGACGCTGCCAGGACCGGGTCATCGGCCAAGGGGGTGACGGTGATCGGCAGCCCGTAGGTCACGCCGAGCGCCTCAAAGTCCAGGACTGTCTGCAGCCCCAGGGACGAAAGCTTGACCAGGACATCGCGCAGCCTTTCGGTCTGCGTGCCCGTACCAGGAAAGCAGCCGTCCGGAATCGCCAGCGCTTGCTCCCACTCCTGCAGGAATAGAGTGCCGGCCCCTGGGAAGTATTCCGCCTCCAGGGTCGTGATGTAGCCCTGCGCCGTGAACAGCTCGAAAGCTATGCCACGCAGCAGCTGCCTGAAATTGGAGTCCTGTATATTCTTTGCCTCGAACAGGCGGCCGTTCGGCATGTAGTCCGCTAAGGCCTGGGCGTGTAGTTCGCGACTAGGTGTGCTCACGGGAACGCCACCAGGCCGAGAGTGGCAATTTGGCCAGAGTTCACTGTGATGTCACCGGACGGGGCGCTCAGCGTAAACGATGAAAGCTCGGCGCCGTTCGACGGGTCGACTGTGTTCTGGATCGCTGCGCGGTACGCATCCTCCTCGATCGAGGCACCCACCTGGGTCTGCTCGTCAAAGAACTGCTGCAGGTTGGCTGTCACCGCGTCACGCATCGACTGGTTGTCGGGGGTGATCGCTGAGAACGTGAAGTCCGTCGGCACTGCGACAGGTGCGGCCACGATGTTGTTGTCGTAGGACGTTGTCGCTGGTCGTATGGTGTCTATAGCTGCCCGGGTGTCGTCGACTTCCGAGGTGCTCGGGATCGGGTCCGCGTCGTTGTCGCGCATAAAGAACGTGCGCACCTGGCCCAGGGCGATGGTGGCTGCAGCGGTGACGGTGCCTGTCGCGGGTGTGACCGGCGAGCCTGACACCAGGTAGTAAAACGTCACCGAGTCGGCCACGATGATCGGAGCGTTGTCGACGTTGTACTCGGCCTGGTCTGCGCCGTTGACCGATGTGCGGTTCCCGTCCTCGAATCCGTGCGGCGTTGCGGTCACGGCTTTGGCTATGGTGTCGATCCTGGTCAGCGTGGTGATCGCAATGGTGCCGACCTCTGTGCCCGCCTCCTCGACGAATACCCGCGTCACGCCGGCGACCTCTTTGGCCTTTGCGACTATGTCCGCGACGTTAAAGTGTGCGACCGGGTCCCGTATTTTCTCCAGGTATCGGTCCTTGTACGCGTCCGTCCCCTCGGCATCTGTTCCACCGCCGACTGCGCCCTGTGTGACGTAGAACGTGTCGTCCACGTTGACGATCGGCGACTGGAGTGTCGCAGGTGCGTCCGCGTCCAGGTTCGTGTTGGCCCCGAAGGATGTACTCTGCACCTCGACCAGGGCCGTGGTGTAGTCCGCCTGGGGGGCTCCCGTGGCCGGAGTGGTCGGGGTCCCTTCGACCGTGTACTGGAAGGTATCCGGGCCGGTGACTGTGATCTCTGCCGCTGCGACGTTGTACTCGGGCTCTGTCGCCCCTGAAATTGCCACAGGGATGGCGCTGGCCAGGTTGTGATCGGATGCTGTGGTTGCTGTCGCTGTCGAGCCTGAGCGGGTCAACGATGTGATGACCAGGTTCTGCGCAGTGACGCTCGCACCAGGGGCCTGGACCTCGTAGTCGACCCCGTTCGCAGACAGCAGCGCGCCCGGAGCCACCACTCCGCCGACGGTTCCGCCGGCCACCATAGGGCCGCCCGCAGGTGTCGAGGTGTTTGGCGGTCCGATGTAGATGTTGCCCCAGATGGGCGCTGTCTCATCGTCTGCCGTGTCAGGAAAAAGGCGCAGCTCTGTGCGATTTAAGTCCCGATAAAAGTCGAAAATGCGGCGGCCTACGCCAGCAAGTAGCGAGCGCAGCCAGTGCACTGCCAGGTATGGGTTCGAGTCCGGTGCCTCTCTGGCCACGTCGGCCTTGAGGCGCTCCTCGACTTGCGCTGCTGTATCTGGTGTCCCGACTGCCATCTCTAAAAATTCCCCGTATTATTCCAAAGCTCAAAGAACCGGCGATCCACAGGAGAGCCGTCTCGAAAGAGGTTAATATACACGCACACCTTGCCGTTGCGCAAAAAAGGCGTTTCGACTTGAACGTCCTCAGCGATGCCGTCGTCCAGGAGAGGCTGCAGGCCGTTGCGAATTACAGGCCCCAGGTCAGCCAGAACGGACCCGAGGGCACGCTCCTGCTCGAACATCCAGGCCTTGCTCCCTTGTTGGAACCCTGGCGTGGTCTCGTTGCCGATCCACCCCCTGCGCAGCTCGTTGGCCGGGACCTCCGCAGGTGTCGCCCGGAACTCCTCAAAGATGCACATCAGGATAAAAGTGTCGAGGGTCTGCGCTGTCGAGATGTCGCCCTCAGGCGTCCAGTCGAAATCGTAGTACCCCTTTGTCTGGTTCAGTGTCACGTCTGTGGTCATGTTGACGTATTGCCTCCGCCGCTGGTTATGGTGCCCTCTCCGGGCGCCCCGTCCCACGACTCGCCTGGGTCCTCCAGGGTGATCGCGACAGTGTCGCCCAGCCGTGCGATAGGATCGCCTCCCACGCCGATGTTCGTCGTGCTGGCGTCGATATTAACAGTATCCGCCACGATGTTCACGTCGCCGCCGTCGCCTTTCAGGATGTCCAGGTCGCCGTTGTTCCTGGCGATGATTCGCGTGTTCGTCTCAGGGTGAAAGAACACCGGCTCGCCCTGTTCGCTGTCGTCAGGTCGCAACACTGTCACAGGCATGACGACGCCGTCTGCGATGTGGATGTACAGCTGGTCCTGGGGTGCGTCCGCATAGAACCCGAACGGGTAAACGATCGAAAGGTCCCCGACTCGGCTCAGCGTCGAGCCTTGCTGGACGGGGTACTGTTTGCGCTTGTCCGCTCCGGTGATCCTACCCCAGAGCTTCGAGATCTTTGTACGCATCGTTCTGACTTCCTGCGGGTTTTTGGGCCAGCACGGCCTCGTTGATTGTGTAGACGTTACGCTCGACGAACTGCAGCGAGCTGGCCGTCGGGCTGCCCTCTGCCTGGGAGAATGTCACCGAGTCGAGCAGCATCTTGCGAGATATGTCCGCCGCCTCCGAGTTGATCTGGACGAGGGTGTTCGGGTTCCACACTTCGCCTGCGCTGCTGGTGTGGCCTTTGGCTGTGCAGCTGAACTGCGTCGCCTCCGCCTCAGCGAGCTGCCTGGCCCACTTCGCGCGGTTGAGGAGTTGCTCCGAGCTGTAGGAGTCCGACTCGACCTGCACCTGCTGGCGGCCGACGCGGACAGTGTTGTCCACCTTGACGCCCGACTGGTTCTCGACAGTTCCCGCGCCCGTGTCCCCTGAGAAGTTCAGCGCCCGGGGTTCCAGCTGGCCGCGTCGCACGTAGCGATTGAAGCGCACCGAACTCTTGAGCGACCAGTCCTGCGTCAGGATGTTGTTCGTGTCTGATGCCGCCTGGTACTGCAGGACCGCGTCCGAGTCGATTGGATCTGCCTGGGTGATGGTGATCCGCCCCTGGCCGTCAGATGTGAGGAGCGCCTGGCGTTTTCGTGCGTAGGCCATCAGGAACTCGATGGCGTCCTGGCCTACCTCGGGGGCGATGATGTCCTCCGCCTGGTTGAACGGTGCCGGCTCGAAATTGTCCACCACTTCGATGTCCAGCTTGAGGTGGTCCAGCACGATCTGGATCAGTTTGCTGAGTGTCAGGCTGGCCGACGCACGTATGTCAGCCAGGACGTCGATGTTCGAGTCGATCAAGTCGCCCGTCTTGTCGCGGCCTGTGTATGTGATTGTGTGGGAGCCCTCGCTCAGCCGGCCGTTAATCTCCTCGACGCTGCCCGTCAGAATGAGCTCGTCGTCGACCAGGACCTCGACAGTGTCGCCCTCTTTGACATCCGGGAACCCGGTCACTGCTGAGGCCGTGAACGCGAAATCGTTGGCCAGTGTACGCAATGCGCGCGTGGCCGACGCCGATGTGAAGCCGGTGTACGGTGTGCCGTTTACGACGAGCAGCATCATGTGGTCAGGATCCGCAGCTCACCCTCGACAAAGGCGTTCTGCTTGACGTTGTTCAGGTCCGCGATCGTGTCGACCAGGTCCGTGGACCCGTAGTACGAGTACACCAGGACCGACAGCGGTGTGCGTTTTGTTTCGATCGTGACCGTGGTCCGTGTGTTGACACGTTCCTGGTCCAGGGTCGCCTGCGCCTGCACGCGCAGCCTGTCGAATAGTTCCAGCGTGTTGTTCGAGATCAGCTGGTTTGTGCGGAGGTCAACGTACGCCGCCTCCAGATCTGCCTGCGCCTGGTCCAGGTCGTCGGTGGTTGTGTAGGTCGACTCGGCCGCGTTTAAGTACGCCAGGCTCAACGCTCTGCCGCGCAAATTAGCCCTCACCAGGTCCCGGTTCTGCTTGCGCTGTTCCAGGCCCCCCGTCGTCGGATTGACCACCGGATCGGTGCTGCCAAAGCCGAACAGGGACTTGAATGCTGCCAGGGCGTCGCCGGGCGCTGCGAACATGTTGTTGAGGTCTGCGTACAGCCCGTCGATGGTCGCTGCAAGTGCGGCAGGTGCCAGGATCAGCTCGCCGACCGTGCCGGTGATATTTTGAACACTGGCCCGGAACTCTGTCAGGTTCTCCGTGATGGGTGTCACGACTTGAGTCGCTGCCACCATGCTGTCCAGGGCGCTGTTGACGTTGTCTAGCGCGTCGCCGAAGTTGCCCGCCTTGTCCAGGCCTACGTCGTAGCCGTCGGCCAGGTCGCCCTCCAGGGCTGCGTTGACGAGGTCGCTGGCTGCCTGAACCTGAGCGGGCAGTGCTCCAGCTTCCTGAGGTATGCCAGGCGAGTCGTCGATCTCGAATGTGACAGTGAGGGGGGTGCGGCCCAGGACAGTGATGTCCTCGTCCAGGCGGTACTCGCCCGTGATGACGTTCTCAATGTCGCCGTCGATCGGGTGCGTGAACACTCCGACCTCGCCGTCCTCCAGCACGCGCTGCAGGTTGGCTTTTTGTGTCAAGTAGTCGTTGTGCGGGATCCAGATCGTGACCGGGTAGCTGCGGGGGCGTTTGCCTTGGCGCTCGATCGACTGTTTGTCGGATCCTGGAAAGTTGAATTTTATCAGCCTATTGCCGCCGACTGTGGTGGCGTCTGTGAATAGGAACTCGACACCCTTATACTTTGCCGTTTTCAGCTGCAGTATGTCAGCCATTAGTTCACCCCTACGTCAGCGCGGCGCAGAGGACCCTGTCCTTGCACCTCCGCCGGTCCTTTTTGTTCCAGGCCTTTGGCCAGTCCGACATTCACCCCGACGTCAAGCTTCGACTGAGCCACTGCAGGCTCCGCAGGTGCCCCCAGGAACTCGGCCTTGATGGCTGCGACGTCAAAGTTCGAGAAGTCCATCGTCACAGCTGCAGCGACTACCTGGCCCAGGATCGCGCCTATACCCGATAGGCCGTTGATTAGCAGGCGCAGTGTCTCTCCGACCACGTTGCCCACGAACTCGCCAATGTTGGCGAACTGTTGCATCGACTTGTTTGCCTCCCCGCCATCGCCGAACATGCTCGCGATGACCTTGCCGGCTTTCATAAAATCGCCGGCTAGCTTTGAGAGGGTAGGGCCGAACGTGGAACTGATCCCCGTGGCGAACCCTTGAAAAAATGCGCTTATCTCGTCCCAGAAAACCAGAACCAGTGCGAACGCAGCCCCGAGAGGACTCAGCGCCAGGCCGACCCCCGCCAGTGCGGTGCTGGCCGTGATGCCGAACAATGCGGCGCCGGCCACAAGGGCGGGCCACACGAGTGCCATCGAGCCCAGTGCGAGCAACAACGGCCCGATCACTGCGGCCAGGCCTGCCACGACTAGGATGGCCTTTTTGGTTCCAGGGCTCATGGATAGCATCGCCTCAGCGACGCCCCGCATGGCCTGGGTGACTTTGAGTGCGACGGGCAGCAAGATCCTGCCGAACGACTCCTTGAGGTCCTGCAGCCGTGAGCCCAGGATCCTCTCCTGGTTCGCCAGCTGGTGCTGCGTTCGGGCAAAGTCGCCGATCGCATTCTTTGACTGTTCCATCGCCAGGACAAGTGTGGCCTGGGCTTTCGCTTGGCGTAGTGACGCGAAGGTATGACCGTCGGCCAGCATCTGCGAGACCTTGCGCTTGACGTCCGTCTCCAGGATCGAGATGCCTAGCGACTTGATCGACTCACGCTCACCGAGCAGGGCCTTTGTCAGTGCCGCGCTGGCGCCCTCGGCTCCGCCTGAAAAGTTGGTAAATGACGCCAGGTCGACTGCGAGCCTGTTCACTCCCGTGGACAGTTCCAGGGCTTTCTCCTGAGTGAACCCGAACCCGGTCAGCAGGTCGCCGGTGTCCCCGAGCAGTTGCATCGACTTGCTGGAGGCTAGGCCGTAGTTTGTGGCCAGGCTTTGTGCGGCCGCGTTGGCCTCGCCGGATATGCCCTTGAAAACGGTGCCAAACTTCGAGCGCGTCTCCTCCGCATCTCTGGCTGCATTCTTTAAGGATAGGCCCACCATAGCGATGGGCAATGTGACGCCGGCGGTCATCAGTGCGCCGGTCTTGCGCATTTTGGCAGCGGTCTCGGAAAAGGTCTTTTTAGCTTTTTCCATCTCCTGCCGCATCTTGCGGGTGGCCACGCGGGTCTTGTCCGCTGCCTCCGCAAACTGCTCGCGCGCTTTTATAAGATACTGTACGACAAACGTCTTGCTAGCCATCGCCCCGGAGCTCCTCCGCTATTGTTCGAGAATGTTCGCTAAGCTCTTTTATACGTGCGGCGCCAGCGGTTTGCAAGTAGTCCATCTCGATGCCCCCCCGAAAGGCAGCAGCTATCCGGCTTATGTTGAGCTGGTAGTCCCTGTCGCCGACGACTATCAGCCCAGGATAAAATTCGCCGTATAGACTCCGATCATGCTCCGCAGATCTTTGTGCGCCATGTCGTCGAGACGTGGCAGCGTGATCTGTTTCTCGCCACCCATCCAGGCAACCTGGCGGAATAGTTCTTTGAAGTGGAGCGTCAGCTTGCCCATGTCGACGCCGCTGCTGTGCATCACTGTGAGCATCGCCTCGCCGTCCTCGACTGTTTTCTCCTGGTCCTCGCTGCCGCTGGCTGGTGTTTTCTCGCCGGCCGCATCTTTGGCTTGCTCCAGTACGTCGTCACCCAGGCGCTCGGCCATGTCCATGATGGCGGACTTGACCATGCCCTCGATGTCGGCGCAGATATGCGACACGCGGCCAGTGGGCTCTCTGAGCTCAATGTGGCTGCACTCGATCTCTGTGCCAGATGGTCCTGCGTACTTGAAGGGGGTTTTTAGTTCAAAATTTATAGGGTTCATGCAGTTACCTGTTTAAGTTAGCTAGCTGTTAAAGGTGCCCCCGCGAACTCGACCGGGATCTTGCCCTCGTTCTGGATCGCTTTCTCGGGATCGTTGGACATGACGCCCTGCGTCAACACTCGGCCCAGGCGGTTGCCTGCAGCGTCTGTGCCTGACACTCGCACGACTCGACCAGGTCCTCTGGCTTTAAAGTCGCGCGACACGTTCATGCTGTTGATTGACGCAGGCATCTCGAACTTAACCATCCCCACCTTTGTGGTGATGTCCTCCGAGTGCACTGCCACTACGGTGCCGCCGTTGCTGGCCCCGCGTGTTGTCGTTGTGCCTTGACCCTCGACGAGCACGACTGTGTTGCCCTCGACTGTCACGGTCTCGTCGTCAACTTCGACAGACGCATTCACTAAAATGATTTCTTGATCGGCCATGATTACACCTCAAAAGCGACGGCTAGGTCATAAACCACATCGCGCATCTGTGTCACAATATACAGTTTGCACGACACGATGAACCGGCCTGTGGTTGGATTTAATGAGACGCTAAGGTTCTCACGGAATAGTTTGTCGTAGTCTACCTGCTCGCCGTCGATCGTGCCCACGCCTGTCACGGTCAGAGCTAAGTCGCCCAGGGCCGCGTTCATTTGTGTGACAAAGCTCGCAACGCTTGCCTCGTTCGCTGAGTCCTTATTCGGGATCAACGCGCCGCCAGTGGCCCGGAACTGCGGGTACTGCGCTCGGGTGTTGTTGACGATGTACTCACGAGCAGCAGAGGCCGTGTCGATATAGTTCAAGAACGTGAACGTCGGGTCCGGGTTGCCGGCCGCGTCTGTTTTGTAGGTGGTCACAATCTCGCCGGCGATGACTGCTGTCAATGCGCGGTTTGAGTCGATCACCCAGACGCCCGCAGCTTGTAGCTGCTCGACTTCGGTGCCCTCGAATGCGTCGCCCAGGTCTGGGTTCTCCAGGTCAGGGAATGGCGTGTTAAAATATGGCTTAGAGTTCTGCCACGGGCCGCCGAACGAATCGTCGCGCGAGCGCGAGATCACTAGGGAGCCCAGCACAGCGTCGTCGGTACGTCTCAGCGCACGAACGCCTGCGAACTCCGCGACCTTAACGAACGGAACATCGAGAACGCCTGGCCCTTGATGGTCAGCTCGCGCCACAAGCTTGCCGCCTGCGATGGTCAGGCTGTTGCTGTTTAAGGCACCAGCTAAGCTCAGGAGGTTGGCGTGCGTGTCGGTTACACCTACAAAGGCGCGGCCGTCCAGCACGTCGTTTGTCACGTTGAATCGTGCGTCCAGAAAGTCGACAACCTCGTCAAGCTCCTGGTCAAATTGCCACACGACGCCCTGGTACCTCTGAGTCCCGACAACGTCGAATACTCCAGTCAGGGTCGGGTCGGTTGCACCGCCGCTCATGGCTGTGATGGTGGCCGTCAAGCCAGCGATCACGCCGTCAATGCGCAGGCCGATCGTGTTGCCGAACGTGCCGCCGTTGATTGCTTCCAGGTCGACATCATTGCCGCCGTCTGCAGCTGTCACCAGGACAGTGTCGTCCAGGGCCACGGCCGCCACGATTGCGTCGACTATGTCTGCGGCAGTGTCGCCGGTAGTGACTGCGATCGTGTAGCTGTTGAATTTTTTGGACCCTAAGTACACGACGTACTCGCTGTCCTCTGTTGCCGCACCCACAAAGGCGATCGTGCCTGTGGCTTTGGTTGCGCCGCCAGCGTCGTCCAGTGCGATCGCATCGAACTGTGTCGCGCCGTTACGTCGACGGGCTCTGCGGATCGCTGTGGCGATCGGTGAGTCCTCGCCGAACAGAGCGTCCTCTGCGCCGTCGTTTAGAATGTTTTGAACCAGGGCGCCGCTAACAGCAGAGCCTCCGTTCTTTGAGCCTACGAAAAGCAGGCGCTCGGGTGCTAGTCCGACTGTGACGCCGGCAGCTCTCAAGCTTGCAGTGACTGATGGGTTCGCGAGTGACATGTTTATGCCTCCTGGTTAGAACTTGCGGCGGCCGGTTTGCTGGCCTCCTTTTTGGGTTTAGGTGTAGGCAGGGAGACGGACTGATCGAGCTCCGCCTCCTTGAACCTGTTGCGCCAGTAGCGGTCGACAGGAACCCCGTCTCGGCAGGTGACGTCGACAGTGGTGCCGGCTTTCACTTCGAGGGCCTTTGCCAGGGCCTCGTTGTTTATGGTTACTTTTAAAACTGTTGTTTTGCTCATTGTTCCGGCTCCGCATCTGCGTCCAGGTTCACGTTGGCGCTCAGCTCCCCTGTCCCCAGGCTCGTGGTGAGCGCGTAGCTTACGTCCCGCATGGCGACACTGTCGTCGATCACTGCGGCGTCCACTCCGGTCAGTTGTACGATCTGTTCGAACGTGACCTCGTGAACGTATAGGGCCTTATTCTTGCCGTTTTCGTCCGAATATGCAAACACCCCGTGACCTGTGAACGTGGCCCTGTAGTCTGAGTACGTGAACCCTGTCGGGAACTTCGCCCGCATAATGGCGTGGAATATGGCCGGGACGTACTCCTCCTCGACTTTATCGCGTGCCTGGTAGCCGGTCAGCTGGTCCGTGGTGTTCTGGATTATGTACAACGAGAACGGCTGGATCAGCGTGGTGTTGAATGAATACTGGCCGGAGGCGGACATGTCTGCGTCGGTCAGTTCGTCGCGCGACTTGCTGGTGATTACGTCCCCCAGCTGCACGACGAGCGTGTCCTGGCCGATGTTTCGCTTCGTGAACACGTCCTGCAGGTACTGCGTAATGTCTAGCACCCCCGCGATGCGGATCGCTGTCTGCACCAGGGCGTTGTTGAGTACCGGGTCGACCGTGTAGGCCTCCGGGATCGTGTAGTCGAAAGTCGTGGCGGCGACGTTGCTCACCGGGAACAACCCGTTGAACAGGCTGCCGTTCGCATCGTTCACCAGGGGGGTGCCTGAGATAGTGGTCGGGCCGCTGTCCGTGACTGCGATCACGAGCTTGTTGCGGTTCGGCACACCGATCAGCTGGAACGTGCCAGTGAACTCGGCCTCGTTGGCCCCGCTGATGGTCAGCGTCTTGCCGCCCTGGGCTTTGTCTCGTTCTGACAGAGTGAAGTCGTGCTCCTGGTCCGTCTCGAATGTTGCCGAGCTGCCGGTGCGCAAAAAGCTGGCCACGTTGATCTGGACCGGGGCCTCCACGCCGTCGATGACTACGTTCTGGCCGGCGACCAGGTTGTGTGCTGCGCTGGTGGTCACTGAGACCAGGGTCCCTGCGACTGTCGCGCCGGTGATATTGACCGAATCGCTGAACCCGGACGTGTACCGGGGCAGAACCTTCGACAGCTGGTCGATGACGTCCTGTGCTTTCACTAGAGTGCCTCCTCGATCTCACGGTACAGGTGGCGCTTGATGTTGCGCTCCGATGCCTTGATCGCATTGCCCAGGCCTGGGCGTTTTTTCATGCGGCTGGTGCCTACCTCCAGCCAGAGTGCGTGCGGGGCTGTGTCGCCGATCGCGAGTTCATGCTCGCCGCGCACCTTAAAGTCGAACCCCTTGCGGTACTGGCCACCCCCTACGGAGGGCGGTCTGCTGGCCGGGGTCTGCCCAGGACCAGAGGCCCTGTGCTTGCGTGTTTTTCCACCAGGTGCTCGCAGCAAGTACAGGCGCCCGGTCTTATCTTTGGCGATCGTCTCGCGCTCGAACTGGCCCTTGATGTCCTTGCCCGACTTCCACCAGGCCTGCTCGATGCCGTACCGGGTGCGGATCGCCAGGTTCTCTGCGGACTTTATGAACTCGCGCTCCTCGCGTTCAAGTGTGGTCTTAAGCTCTATTGACAACCTGCGCGTCCTCCCCTCGTTCGGTGCACATCAGGATCAGCACCTTGTCGTCCTCGCAGCAGTTCTCTGCTGTCAGGATCCGCAGGCGCTTGCCCTTCAATGTGACCCACTGCTCGGCCCCTACGTCGTCGCGCCAGTTGAGGCGGAACTCGTGAGTGGCCACGGTCTCGGTGTTTGTCGAGTCGAATACTTTAACGCCGCGCAAAGTGCACACCAGGGCCACGTCGTTGAACGGGTCCTCCTGGTCGGGCCTCGCGGCACTCTTTGGCAGCTCCGTGAACACCTCAGAGGTGGCCCCGTTGATCGTGCGGTGGTTGCGGTCCTCCAGGACCACCGGCTTGCCGCGCTTGGCTAACTGTCGAGTGAATAGGCTCATAAGCAGACATCATTCCCGTGGGTGCCGATGCTGAACAGGTTGGCCGGCGTCTTGTCTAGTTCTGCCAGGCATCCCCTGGACAACGTGTTCGCCATCTGGCCGAACGGGGTGCCCTTGATGCCCTCGCCGAACTGGAACCCGTACGTGACGGATGAGTCCGAGCAGCCATCCTTTTCCGACTTGATGGTCATCGTGTTGTCTGACACTGCAGCAAAATGTGCGGCCAGGTAGGTCTGGACCTGTGCCTGGCACGTTGACGTCATGCCAGGGTTGCATACGAGTACGTCCGGCATCATGCAGGCCGCGCTGGCGATCGCCATCTCGATGGCTTGTTCTGTTAGCTCGACGCCGTCTGGCAAAATGTCGAGAACGTCCTGTACTTTGATGCAGGTCATGGTTGTGCCTCCGCTATTCGCTCACATGTTCCGGGTGGTCTGTGACACTAGCATACTCTAACACGTCGAGCATGTAGTCCCGCATATCAATCAGAGGGGCGTGGGCGACAGGTGTCGCTGCCCAGGAGTACGCAGGGTCGGTGGCGTCCATCGTTGCGATAAACGCCTGGAAGCCCTCGAACCCGTAGTCGATAAAGCCCTTTTCTAGCGCCCCGGTGGCCGCCGCGAAAGGTATGCCCATGTTGACGATGTCCCTCTCGCTCATCTCGGGGTTAGCTATCGTCAGCCCGACTAAAACGTCGGCTTTGATTTTGTCGACCAGGTTCTCCCTGGCTCGCCGTTTTTCTTTCACCACTTCCACGAGGTCGAGGTATGCGTACACCTTGTCGAATATGCGGATCGCAGGCCCTTCGCTGCCGTCGTTCTTGATGTAGGTCAGGTCCTTTGTCTTACGCTGGACCATGCCCCCGCCGTCAACCAGCCACCAGGTGCGCACGATTCCGTACACCACCCCGGCCGGGTCTGTCAGGGTCTTGAAAGTTGGCCGCCCGTCCTCTCGCATGGACGCGTGCTTTGCCAGGGTCGCGTCGGCTTTTAGGTGCGTTTTAAAATTTAAGTCACAGACCTGGGTCGCGTCGTGCTTTTCTGACACCAGGCTGCGGATCTTGTAGTTCTCAATATCCCACTCGCTAGACATTTGCTTTGTGCCCCACTTTTAGGCCGCCCCGGTAGCAGGCCGCCTCGTTGCCCGCACTAGAGCAGGCGATCTCGATGTATATGCTGTAGTCCCCTGCAGTCAGCGACTGCAAAGCGAACCCACTGCACGGGTGTCTCTGGTTTGTCCCGGAGTTAATCGTCGCCGGCGGCGGGTTCAGGTTCGGGAGATCTGCACCGCCACCCCCTGAGTCCTTTGGCTCCTGCACATGCTCGCACAGCGTCACAGGGGCGCTCGGCGGGTTGGTGTCCAGGATGACGTTCGCCTCAAAGTCTGACGTCGCCGAGTTGTATGACCAGACGTAGAACCAGTCCAGCGGGTAGTCGCCGTCCTCTGTCACGGTAAAGTCGAGCTGCAGGTACGTGGCGAACGCGGTCGTGTTGTTTATTGCGCCAGCAGTGTCCGAGATCATCTGCAAGTACGGGAGCACCTTGCCCAGGAGCACGTTGCCGCTGTCGTCGGTGTACATGCTTTTTTGATCTGCGACTGTTCCGTCGTTGCGAGTGTTCTGCGGGTACGCACTGGCCAGCAGGTTGCCCGCAGTGTCGATCGCCCACCGGACGATGCCGCCAAGTGTCACCAGGAAGGTCCCGACGCTAATGGCCGCCGAATTATTGGCGCCGTCTGTGATGAACGCATGACGGTGCAGGGGGTCCGCGTTGGATCCGTCGCGCAAGGTTGTGAGGTCCACCCGCTCGGCAGGCAAGAACCACACCCGGCTCGCGGTCTCGTCGATGTTGTCGGCATTCAGGACGACGGTGCCCGTCTGGCCGTTTACGCTGAGCACGTCGTCTGTGTTGTCTAGTTTGAACCAGTTGCCCGCCAGGGTGTCATCCCACACGGCCAGGTCTGTGGCTCTCCAGTTCGTCTCGCCGTTCAGGTTCGTGCTGCCGTCCACGCTGACGATGTACGCCTCGCCCTGGTTGAGCGTAAGTGCCGACCTTGTTTGCTGTTTGTTCTGCAGTGGCCAGGGTCGACTGGATCGTGTCCAGGTTGGCCGGTGCGGTCACTGTTAAAAAATCGGTTTTTACTTTATCCGCTGCAGGCATGGCGCCGTCAGTGGTGGGGGTGGCCAGGTTGACCTGGATCTCCTGGTTCGCCAGGTTGAGTGTGTCCTGGGTTGTGCTGTCCGCGTTCAGTGTGACGGCGTCATGGCGGGCCGCAGTGTTGGCTGCGATCTCTCCGCGTTCGATAGCGGTCAGGATCTTGGCGGTGGCCGTCTCGGCCATGTTGCCCATGCTGAACGCATCGCCCTCCACATTTGTCGGATCATATACCGCCTTGAGCATGTCGCCAGGAACGCCGAGTCCCGTGTCGACCCACAAGGGGGAGCTGTTCACATACCAGAAAGTCTGCGTGCTAAGCACCGCAGCAGTGGATCCGATCGCCTGGTCGGCCGCCGGGAACTGTGTCTCCAGGTCGGCGGGGTCAGCAAATACCCCTAAAAAACGGGCGGCAGCACCACTCGCACAGCATTCTCTCATGTTCACTTTGCCCTCCTGGTTCGGGCAGAAAGCCCATAGACCTGCCTCACCTTCGCAAACATCGAAGGGGACAGATGGCCATCGGCGGACGATGTTGTACGCGTCGTGGTCCGTTGCTGGTTGTGCGGCCTGTTTGGCCAGGTAGACATCCGCCGCGCCGATATTATCGACGACCACTGCCGTGCCCACTGCCACGCCGGTGAGCGCGTACAGGTCGATCCATTCCCCCTCGGGGACGGTGATATTCGGGAGGGTGTCTGCCATGTTGTTCTTTGCCTCTTAAAGAAAAAAGGCGACACACTTCTCAGCGGGCCGCCTTTCCATTCTCACACACTAACTAGAGCGGGGTCTAGCCTGCAGCTTTTTTGAGCTTTGCGACTTCCTTCTCAAGGTCGGCATTTTTTGCCAGGGCTCCGGATAGCTGAGCTGTAAGCTCTGCCACGTTGCCGCCGGCGCTGGAGTCAACCAGCTGGCCACCTTTGAGAGCTTTCGCGTCTCCTTTAGCTGCGAGCTTTACGCCTGCACGTTCTGCCTGGGCCTCTGTCACTTCCACCTCAGTGCCAGGAGCGACGTGGACCATCACCCCCTTTACTTTCTGGTAGTAGCGCGGATGCACCACGACTCGGGTCACTTTTTTATCGGCTTTTTTATCAGTCACGATTCAAGTCCCCCCTATGCCGAAGCGTACAAGGCGCAGGTGTTGCCGAAATAGTCGGTCTTAACCTGGAACCCTATGGCGCCCCACACTGCAAACTCATAGTTCGAGTTGTACATCGGGCGAGGCATTGCCACGGTGTTGATACCCATGCCGACAACAGGACGAACACTCTCTTGATCGAGAGGGAAGCCCATCAGCTCGTTGCCCACAAGCTTGTTCGTAGCTTTGATCGTAGCAACGCCACGCAAGCCACTCAGCTCCTGTTCAATTAACTGCGCGTCGTACTGCTGAGAGAACCTGCGCTCGAAATTCGAGGCGATCTCCTCAGACACATAGTACACCGCGTCCTTGCCGCACTTGTTGTCGATGCGTAGAACATCACGCAGCTGAATGAACGCCGCCTTGATTTCCTCGCCCGACTTCGTGTTGTCGGTAAAGTCGAAGTTTATACCACCAGCGCCCAGGTCAACCTGTGCCACTCGCGAGTCGTTTCGCATACCGCCCCAGCTCAAGCCATCCACAACGATGATCTGGCCGTTCGCGTCAACGTGACCGTCAAGGAACTGATCGGCCGCATGGCGTCGAATCGTCGCAACGCTTTCGCGCTGGTCGTCGATCAATGCGTCGAAGCCCTCAGACTGCTGCGCGTTCCACTCTCTCCAGTTACGGAAAAAGCCTGTGTCATGCACAGGAACGATCGCGCCGTCATACTTGTACTCGACCTGGTCCAGACGTACACCTGTTTGCCCAGTCATGGACGTTTTGGCGTTGCCTGCATCAGATGCCTGGCGGAACTTGCTCACGAGCTTGCCTATGCTCACAGAACGAGACAATGGCAGCAGATCATTCAAGAACGCGTCCCCGTCGTCTAGTCTCATGCGCTCGACAGTTACGTTGTCAAACTCCTGGTAGACTTCCTCGGGGATGATCCCCTCGTTGCCGACAAGTTGCTGCTGGCCGTTGGCCTGTAGCATCGCTGCCATGTGTAGTGCTTCGCTTACTTCAAAAGCTCGGCGTGCGTTGCGCACCTCATCCCACTGCTGAGATCCGGCGCGACTGTTTCCAATGATAGTTTGTTCAAATATCACAATATCACCCCCTATGCTGCGCGACAGCGAACAAGTGCATCGGCGCCGCTGACGTTCACAATCTCGTCAGAGTACGCAACGATGTTCTCGGTGCCATCAGTTGCTGCGATAGCGAGTTTACCCGCTGCGGTCCACGACAAGGCCGTGTTCTTTGTGGTGATGTTGTTACCATCAGCCACTATCGCGTTGAAAAATTCCCCAGAGCGCGGCTGTATTGCCACCATGTTCTCGTTCTGGGTCCAGGCGTCGTCGACGCTTCGCGTGCGTTGCTGATCTTTATCAGCTACAAGCAAAGGGCCACCGAACACAGTCGCCGCGCGTGAATTAAGCTGCAGCCCAGTTGCTGCTTGCTCGATCACACTGCCAGGCAAAGTGCTGGCGCTAAGGGCTACACCCTCCACGTTCAACGGCTTGCAGTTCGCTACGCCTGCGGGTCCGACATAAATTGTGCGTTTTCCAATAATAGACACGATTCAATCCCCCTAGTTTACAGCTGGAGCGCTGCCGGGCATACCGTAGTCATGCTTTTGAGCAGCACTAGCGGGTCCCTGGTTTACGTTTAACGGCAGACCGTGAGAACTTTGGCAGTTAGCGGCCATTGTTTTCAGGGTGTCGAGTGGGATGGCTTTCGCCGCTTCCACGTCAATGCCAGGGAACTTGTCACTGTTGCCGACTAAATCAGCAAGCTTGTCCAGCTCCTCGGTATTCCGTTCGTTTAATTGAAGCACTACGCCGTCCAGTTTTTCTGTCAACGGCGCCAGGGCATTCGCGACAGCCTCAGCCACAGCGTCGCCGCCTGCTGGTGGTTGCGCGGCCGGGCCTGGCTCGTCGTCAGTATTCTGTTTGGCTAAATGCTCGTTATACTTCGCCATCAGCGCAGCGTCGTCGATGTCTGCATTCACAGTCACCCCGGCGTCGGCCAATGCTTTCAGCATTAACTCTTTCATAGCATCACCTTGTGGTTGGTTATTGTTTCTAGGTTGGTATGTGACCTCGCGCTTTACTGGCAGCGGCAAGCTCACGATCGTGGCCCGTCCATTCTCATCGAGAACGTACGAAGCCTCGAACAGGTTGTCCCCTTCCGCTGAGTAGATCACGCGGTCCGGGAATATATCGTCGATGTACACCCACTCGGCCATGCCGGCTGTGGGGTCACGTTTTAAAGCATCGAGCAAGGCGTCGCGCAGGTTATCCACGGACATCTCGTTCGGTTGTGGGGTGTGCGAGTATGATGTCACCAGGTGCGTCTGCACCTCGATCTCCTCGCCGTTACTGTTCACGGCCATGCCGACGCCCTGGTGTGGCTGAGCCGCACCTACAGAGTCGAGCAGGATGGCGTCATGGTCGAACTGCATGTTCCTGGCGATCCAGGAGAACTGCTGCCCGGCTGCATTAGCCTGGGGGGCGGGCAGGGTTTCGACCTCTACGAACACGCCGACAGATGTGTGGATCGGCCGGGCGTCTGGGTTGTTTTCGATTTCTGCTACACGGTCCAGGAGGCGCTTGCCTCTGTCCGTTTTCATGGCCTCGGCCACGTTGATGACTTTGCCCACAGCGACGCGACCGTTCTCTCGGCGCACGTTCTCGTTGTAGGCTCCTGCATAAAAATTATGAATTGCTGACGGATCGGTCGCGGAGATAAAGTTCCCGGCGGTGTCCGTGGGGTGTTCTACTGGTGCGAGTGTTCGCTCTAGGCTCTCGTAGGACTTCTCGATCTCATCGGCAGGGTACAGGCCCCCGTTCATCACGATGTCGTCCGGCAGAGTCATGGAACTGATGACAACGTGCTCCACGCCGTCGATGTTCATGCGCTTGACCGCCTCGCGGGCGATTCGTGTGGCGCATTCCCTCAGGTCGCCTGTGCAGACGTCCGTCCCTATAACCGACAAAAACTGCGCGCCTCTTGATGCGTATCTGACCGCATTCTGGCCGCAGAGTCAAGCCAGGCGTCACAGGGCCACCTCGGGCGCGACTTTCTCCTGGAAATCTGAGTCCGTCAGGGGGGTGTCTGCCACGATAGCGGCCAGCATTTTCCTGGCGGTCTCCTCCTCCTCCTCGTCGAGTGCGGTGTACAACACGTCCATCGTCAGGGAGTGCGGGAACTTCTCCTGGTACGCGAACACGATGTCGTCTGTGGTCTGAGTTGTCATAGTAAGTCCTCCATTATTTCGACGAGATTCGGTGCGAGCTCGTCTACCATCACGCGGCCCAGAGGCCCCGCGTCTGTTGCGTTCAGGCTGAACACCTGGGCGAATGCCTCCAGGTTGTTGCCGTAGCGAATTGATCCACGTTTAAAGCTTTTATAATACGCATTCGAGTGACCGCCGCCCTGCTTGTTGTTCGTGATCGCGCTCACCAGGTCGGTGATGTGGCCGGCCTCCCTGTATGAGTCTTTCAGCAGGTACGATCCGCCACTGTCCCACAGGGCCGACACGTACCCGAGAGGCCTGTCCGCTCGCTCTGCCGCCACCACTGCGATGACCACGTCGTCCAGACGCCTGTCGGTGATTACCGCGCCAGACTCCTCCAGCTTGTCGATTATCATGCGGCCGGTGCTGCCTTTTTTCGTA